ACGAATAGACACACCATAAGTTTTACCAGCTTCCATAGTAAATATTTCATCTACGGTTAATCCTGTTACATCCCCATTACTTTGTGTTATTACAGATTTGATTCTGCCTACAGCAAGACCCACTAAAAGAATATCATGAGATATTAATATCAAATCCCCTTTTTTAGCGATAAGATATTCAAAATCAGTATTGAATGTATATCTTTCAGGTCTTAATCTTATTCCTGCTAGATGAAATCTTCCATGTTTCCAGAGATGGTCTTTATCTGTTATTCCTATTCCATCTAACTGTTCAAATTCTGTAGCATTAGCAGCAGTAAAACCATCATCATAAACTATTAATTCGTCTTGTTGCCACTCTTTGTCTCTATTAGGGAATTTCATTTTAAATCCATGAGGAACATCTAAGAAAGCTTTTTCAGCTTTAAATCCCCATGAGTTTTTATTTGTATAATGCTGTCTTGGCACTGTCTGTAACTGATCTATAATAACACTCCATTTACCATCAACGTCTATGGGTGTAGCTCTTGCTACTGAACAAATATCTGAAAGAGTATCCCAAACACTAGCTTTGAAATCTCTAATCATGTTAAACTCAAAATTATTTGTAACACAGTATGTATGGAAAGTCTCTAACGTATCCAAGTCTAATCTAGCATCTGCAACAGCCTTCACATTAGCTGGACTTTGTAGTACATGTCTAAATAAAGAAGCTGGATTGCTTGTTACTGCTTCGTGCCAACCATCTCCAGAAGTATTATCAAAATCTTGTGCATAAGAGGTTACTGTAGCACTTAAGTTATCTATTATACCATTTAATTGTGAAGTAGCCTTAATTGAAATAGCTGATACTGCTAAAGGGTCTGGAAAGCTTATAGGGTCTTCATTTTTATGAGAACGCAAAACAGCCCAAGTTCCACGATCAAAATTATCTGAATTATCTTCCCTGTCTACAGTAGCTCTCTTTACCCGAACTTCATATTGTCCTCTGGTAGCAACATCCCATTTCATTCCAAACCTTACTTCTGCAGCTTTACTTCCGAAAAGTTGAAACTCTCCTAAACTTCTAAGTGGCTGTAACCATGCATCGGGAAAATTCTTTTGTGTAAAAGTTGGTGCTAACCAAGTAACATCTCCAACTTTTCTATATTGCACTACAAAATTAGTTTGTATACTACCAGCATTTCCTTTACTATCAAAAGAAACGAAACCTCTAAAGAACACAATATCAACACTTATAGAATCTACCTCTAACTCTGTAGTTCTTAGTGTAAATCCATCATCAAAATCTAATTCTATGGCAAATCTAGCTTCATCAACTTGATCTGGATATATTGTTAAAGCGGCATCACCAGATACTCCTTCTCTAGTTTCTATTTCCACATCATCAAATTCAGTTATTAAAGTTGTGCCTATTTTAATATCTTCTATTTTTAATCTGCCGTATCCCCACACCACTATCATCTTCAAATATTCATCTTCACCAACTATTTCTGTTCTGGTTTTAGCACCTAATGGAGGAACATTTTTATGTTTTCCTAACACAACTGGAACTGTTCCGAAAGGTCTAGCGGAGTTTCTTGCTCCTTCAATGAATAAAGTAGGACTTGAATCACCAGAGAAACCACCTAATTGAGGAAGATTTGGACTACCTGCTCTAGCTGGAGGAACAAGAGCATTAAATGCAAGCAAACCTACTCCTCCTAAGACAGCTTTTCCTAAGCCTCCAACTGAAATAATTCCATAGCCTCCAATTGCAATAACGTCAGTCGCTTTTGCCACTATTCCCATTTTTTTTAATGCCCATACACCAAATTTACCACCATATTTAGCACTGGCTGCAATTATAGCAATAGTTGCTATAGTTCTGATAGGATTTTTTCCACCACCTTTTGCAGGAACTACGCTAATGAAAACAAAATCATCAGCTTCTGGATATGTACTCTCCCACAGCCTCTCATGTATTAATTCATCATTCAAGAAAATGTGTGCTTTATCTCTAAGCACTTCATCAAATTGTACTTGTTCCAGTATTTCAGAAAGATTACTTCCTTCATCTATTCCTATCATCATGTTACTGACTTTGAATGGATGTGGAGAAGAACTCACTATAATACTGTTTTCTTTTATTAATTCATTTTTCATTTTTATATCCACAGGTTTCAAAAGTGCCTATATTATTTGTTGGATAAATCTTACATGTTTCTGGTCGTTTTTCATAAATCATACAACCTTCTTCTGCATCATAATGTCTACAAGTAGATTGTAAAGATATTTTAGAATAATATTTTTCGCCATTTTGTGAGATAACTATTCCAAAATAAGAAAAGAATCTAGCATCTTCTTTATTCTCAAATGGTACTACAATAGAAGGATTCGTGCAGCAAGTACCACATTTAATACAGTTACCAGACATTTTATTTTTTTCTAATATGGTTTCCACTTCTTCTATATATTCCTTCCACTCTGTATTCAGATATTTTTTCTATCACTGTATTGATTCCATGATCACAATGGATCATTTCTTTATTGTTTATAGCCATACCACAATGCATATCTCTACCATCCATATACACAATTATAATATCACCTTCTTGTGGCTCTGTTGCTGGATACCATTTATCTACCTTACCCTCATTAAAAGTAGAAGCTATTAAATCTTTCTGTTTTATACTTCTATATCTTTCAGTATATGAAGGAAGATCAATATTGTACATATCCTTGTACGCTATAAAGGGAACCCCCCAACAATCCCATCCATTCCAAGTTCTTCCTCTTGTTTTGAATGGCACACTAATAGCTTTAATACAAAATTCTTCTAATGTCATAGTGTTAGAAGAGACCTCCAAACTGTGCTGGATTAAACTCACCAACAGGAAAAGGTTCTACCTCTATATCTTCTAAAAGTAAATCGGCTGTTACTCTTGATGCATTCCACTCCACATTTCTCATAGTAAACACAGAGTAAGTTTTTTCTATTGTATCTGGATCGGCTGCTCTTATAACTTCTATTAAAATAGTAGCTGGAGAAGTCATGTTTCTTATTGCCTGTGCTATTTCCCTAGATGTATTATCTATAGTAAGCTGTGCTCTAGGAGGCGAATTTTCTTTCATATCTGGAAGATGTATATCAAATGGAAATGCTGTGAATAAATTACCATTTGAAGTAATAGCTTCATTATTATTTACCACTCTTAAAGTAGTAACATCAGCCTGAGATATAGTCAACAATACTAAATAAACTTGACTTGTCTCTTGAAGAAAAGCTTGTTGTGTGGTAGTGGTTGTAATAGCCATTATGGCTGTACCTCCAAGTCATAAGTGCTGCTCCATACCCTATCTGTAGCAGTTGTACTTTGCGAATTTGTAATTGTCCATGAAGGAGCTTTCAAAAATTTTACATTAAGAGTAGTAGAACCATCTACAGGATCAGTTATAGTAAAAACATCTGCACCTTCATTTGTTGTAGTAATGTAGAAAGTATCAAACGTAGCTCTTTGTGTACCAGTTAAAATTGTAGGCCATTTTATTTTTCTTATAGCAGCCGTAAATCTTTTTCTGGTTTTAGGTGCTCCTGTTTCTATATCTGATCTGATACTTCCTGCTTGTCTTTCATCAGTGAAACCTTGCAGCAATGGGGCTTGTGGTAATGATGCTGGATATGCAGCCATATTATCTTCTCCTTAATGATTTATTCACAGCAAATGAACGTTGCATTTGTTGGAATGTTTTAGTTCCATGTTTTACATTATCAGCTACAGCTTCATCAAGCATGACATCTAATCTTTTTCCTCCACCCTCTATATCTGATTCTTGTGTCGTAGTTCCTTCTGGTGCTCCAATAATGTTTATCTGTACATTAGAACCACCTTGAAAATCTTTGAATCTGTCAAGCGGTATCAATGCTTCTGCTCCTGCTTCACCGAAAGTTCCGAAAGTAGGTTTAGTTGCTACACCACCCTCTGCTGCATTTATTCCATCAAAACCTGCTGATGGGGAGAATGGTATACTACTCGGTACTGTGGGTAATGAAAGTGATTTTGTACCTCCACCTCCACTACTTGTAATAAATGCTCCTAATAAACCAGGACCTGTTCCACCGGCTACAGAAGCACCAAATAATCTTCGCATCATAGGCTGAATGAAATTAATTTGTATTATCATTTTCAAAATCATTCTAGAAAAAGACTCCAGAATACTTCCAAAACTTATTTCTGCACCATGAGCCCAATCAACAAAAGTATCTGTTGCCCCATCTCCAAAATCTTGTGCTGCTCGTAGCATACTTTGAAAAGCAGTATTATTTTTCAGTGTTATTTGTCGCAGCCCATTTGTTCTGAATTCATCAAAGTCTTCTTGCTTTATAACTTTCAGTTTAATAAGAGATTCAAAGGAACGAGCTTCTTTTTCAAATTGTGCAATTGCAAATTCTGATGAACTAAGAGTGACTCTTTCATGTGCTTTTTCGAATGCCTCAATTGAACTCTTATAAGTTATTAAATTTGAAACATGTGCTGCTTTTCTGTCTTCTATTGCCTTACTTATATTATGGAAAATTTTTGTTGATAAATCATCTTTTTCGGGTAAAGCAAAACCTTTCATTCCTTTAATTGCGGGAGATTGTTCTTTTTCTTTGAAGAAATCTTTAACCCATTTTACAATGGGGTCTTCACTAAGTCTCACACCTTTACTTTGCAGTCTTGGAAACTTTTCTGCAAGAGCACTTATTGCACTACCTGTACTTACAGCTCCCTCTGTAAAATCAACTACAGGGGGCATCAATCTTTTTCCGACTGATCTTTTTATTTTCTTTAAAAGCTCATAAAATCTTTCTATTTTATTATTATAAAGTTCTTGTGCATCTGCAGTAACTCTTGTGGATATACCTTCTCTATCAATAATATTAGCTAAATCTTCTCTAGCTTTACCTGCTTGTTCTAGCATAGCTGATACTGCTCTTAAAGCTCGTCTGTTTTGAAAGAAAAGACCCAATTCTTCAGCACTAGCATTTTTAAATTTAAGAATTGATTTAACAAATTTACCATGAGTAATAGATGTTGTATTTAAAGCCACACCATATTTTTTAAGTGCTAATGAAATAACTGCTAAATCCTTTGGTGGTTTTCTAAATGCTTCTATTAAAGCAGCTAATTGTGTGGCAGCTTTAGGAGCAGTTCCTGCTACCCTTGAAATCATAGCAAAAGCGGCAC